GTCGGTTATCTTATAGGGGTGAGACATTTTCAGGTTTTAATAAACCAAAAAGGGCAAACACTGGTAAGAAAAAAAGTGTTGTTTTGGCTAAAAAGGGTGATGAGGTCAAGCTTGTAAGGTTTGGTGACCCTAATATGAGTATTAAAAAAAATATACCGAGTAGAAAAAAAAATTATTGCTCAAGATCCAGTGGGATCAAGGGTGCAAAAGACAAGTTTTCGGCTAATTACTGGTCAAGGAAAGCTTGGAACTGTTAGTTTTAATATGAATAATAAATCAAAATTAGATTATGTTGTTAATTTACATAAAAAAAACACAGATTATTTAGGGTTTATACCAAAACCATATTTATCTAAACTTGTTGATGATGGTCAAGTTTACATTCAAAACGATGGTGGATTATCTGTAGGGTTTTGTATTATTGGTAGTAGCAAATATTCAACACTTAAAATTTATCAGCATTGTATTGAAAAAGATTTAAGAAAATTAAAATTTGGTAAAA